AAAGCATTTTTGGGTGCATCCGTCGAAACAAAAGGAGTTGCTGTTTCGGTTTCAGTCTCTTCTACAACGTCAACTATCCCAAGGTCTTCAGCAAATGGCTGCGTGTTTGTTAGGATGTCGTACTCACTAATTCCCATCGTCATCGCTCCAGTTAATCGGCTCACTCATGCTTGCAACCGCACTAGGCTCATCAATCCCGCGATCTTTCCACCATTGCCACAACGCCATCGCAAGTTGCAGCATCAGCAGGATTGTCGCCGGAGAAAACTTCTGAATCCGTTCGTTCTTCTCGAACAACAGACGAGCATCATCGCCCCGTCCATGCGACTTGACCCATGCCTGCCTTGCGATCTCGCGTGCTGCGAGTCGCATTCGCAGCCTAAGCACTTGCTTTCGGTCCTTCGCTAGATCGCAGCGATTCACCAAGAATCCAACCGACAACAGCAATGGCACTCGTTACAAAGACTTCTTCAGAAAGTCCCCATCCAAACTTTTCGTTGAGAACTGGCACAGCGATAACCGCCGCCGCCGCCCAAAATCGTCGTGAAGTGATGAGAGTTTTGACAATCGGTGGCATGGTTTGCTCCTGGAAAGCACTTGGTTGGAATGTCTAAGATTATCGCTTGCGTGTTGCTAGCCACGCATCTGTCTTGCCTGCTTGTGGCTGATTGTGGGTGGTTGTGTCAAACCGCAACCAACTTTTGTATTCGAGTGATCGTGGACTTCAGGATCGTGTGGACAATCACATTGGCATCTTCCGCGCAAACAGGTTTTTTGGTGTCTGCGTACTGCCAACAGCAAAGAACGATTGCCAGTTTGGTTTGACTTTGAACCCTGCCGTAGGTTGTGAACTCAAAATGGTCAGTGCCTTCAGCATGGTCTCTAAAGGAAAGTTGAACGATGTCGCCCTTGCGGATCATGCCGACCTAACCTTTCCGTCGCGTGAAACTCGCAGATTCTGCACGTTGAAGTTGCCATCTTGTGACACTTCCACAAACGCAAAGCCATGATTCCAACGGTTCACCCTTGCGTATTCTGGAGTCAGGTCGCAAAGACAACCAGTAGACCAAACGAACGTTTCATCGTGCCAAAGGTTGGTGTCGGCATGTCCTGAAGTCTGGTGGGAGTGACCTACCAAAACCGTGTGATGAGTGCGAAGAAAAGCACCGCGAGCTGGGTTGACTGGCGAAGCAATCCCGCCGCGCCCTAGTTCGTGGCCGTGGAAGATTGGTAACTTGCCTGCCAGTACTGGCCGCTGATCCTCAACCAGTTCAATCCCAAACTTGGCAAACTCCAGCAGTGTGTCAATCTGCATCTGAGGAAGGTCGTAAATTTCAGGACACTGATTCCAGACAAAGTGATTCCAGCGTTCTTCGTGATTTCCCAACTTGTAAACAAATCTCACACGTTGGCCGAACTCACTTCGGAGCCATGCTAAACCCTCAATAACCAGCTTTCGTTCCTCTCCAAAGCTTCGTTTCGCCGGATCGCGTTGCCATCGACTGATCTTGTAAAAGTCTGCGATGTCACCATTCAGCAGCAGCACATCCAGTTTGCGATCCTTCAGGTTCTTGACAGCAGCTTCGAACGCCACTTCCGAATGGTAGGGAATGTGGGTGTCACTTATCACGCCAACTCGAACGCCACTGCCAAGATCAAATGGAGTCCAAGGCTCTGCCAAGCTAGGAGGCATCTTCGGAACTTGCCCAGCCTTGCCTTTTGCCCGTGGCTGTGTAGCCGTTCGCCTGAGTTCCGTACCAGAGACGCCTCGAATCTTTCGAATAATCGATCTGGCGTTCTCGACACTAGAAAAGCATTCTGGATAATCCACCCTTAGCTTTTTAGCCAAGCCGATGTTCGAATGGTCAGGATACTTCTTGCAAAGTTCCTCAGCGTGCAATCTTCCAGCCGACTTGATACCCACGGTAAATCCCCTGTGCAGCGAGTTGTTTCCACAACCCTACCAACGCCAGGGATACCGTCAGCGTAAAGATTCCGTCACTTGTGGCTCATTGTGGGTGGTTGTTGGTAAATCCACTCACGAAGCTGCCAACCGAACCACCAGTACGTCTTTTCTCCAGTCTTTTTAGGACTAGGAAATTTGCCCTCCTTTGACCATTTCATGATCGTATTGGCATGCGGTCCAAGCATCTTGCAAACCTCTTTTAAGTTGTACATTCTGATTTCGTCTATCTGGTCCATCTGTATTTCCGTTCATGATAGTTGTCAGTAAAAACCACCGGCCCGTCTCCAGGCCGATGGCACTCTGGCTAGCTCTGCGTGCTGCGATGGTTGATCCGAAACGCCCACACGCGGTCTTTCGGCCACACACCCGCTAGCCATTGTTCGTCGATTTCATTGCCTCAACAATTTCTTCCGCTCGCCGATCCAGGTCCGAAAGAACCATCAACACTAACCGTGGGCAGTTTTGGCAAATTTCCACCGTAAGTTCGCTGGTAAGTTCTTTGATTGCCAAGTGCAGCAAGATTGCTTTTCCTAAAAAGTCAGCAGGGCACAATTTCACAGCGTCAGGTTCCGCTTGCACTTCCTGCAACTTTCCCGCCTGAATCATCACACCCTCGCAAAAGCCTTGTAGCCACGCTGCCGACTTGCGATGGTGCAATGGATGACCAAGTAGCAAAGCCACCGCATGGCACAATGCAGGCCAGTCGTCGCTTGTGCCTGAGATGCAACCGGATGCGGCTTGCTCGATCTGTAGCCAGTCGCTTTCGGTTAGGAGGCTGTATGGTTCTGTTTGGTATTTTCTGAGGTCGTCGATTGTTGCCATTTGTTTTCCTTTGTTTGTCGTGTTAATCTGCGCTGCGCAGGTTAATAAATTGTTCTGCTGACTTAGCGGCCTGATGGAGAATCGAACTCCAGTCGAACTGGTAAACAACCAGTCTTCGCTCCACGCTCAAGCCGTTATGGTTCCTAACTCCGTCTTTCCAATGCGCTCGAAACATCATCGAGCTTAGATTCTAAAAATCGAATCCTTTCTATCGCCCATCGCATCGCTATCGCCGAAATCTCGTGGGCCGAAGAATCACATTCGTGGGCAACCTCCACAAATTGATCTATGATATTTTGCAGCCCTGCGACGCTTCGTATCTCTCCGCGAACAACCACCGTCCGTAGCTTGTCGTTTTTTGATGCCATGACCCCACCCCATTGCTGCTGTCTCTGATGCTCTTCTGCCATTTGCCGCGTAATCTGCTCGCACTCTTGAGGGTTGAAACAGTCACGCCCGACAATACCGCCACAACTATGACACACCATGAATCCACCTTCTCAATCGTTCTTCAAACCAAAAATGTTGCTCACCGTCATACCAAACAATGACGCCAGTATCTTCCAAAATGTCAACCATTCCGTGAACCGCTAACACAACTAGCACCGCCATGATGATCCACTCTCGAATCCCCCAAGCAGCAGAACAATGGGATGCATCGAAGTCGCGGGTCGGCTCATATGGGTTTTGCATTGTCTTTCCTCCGCGACTCGATGATCCCAAGCGTTCGCCTGACTTAGCCGCAGCCGTGGAGCGAATCGAAATCGTCGCCGTTTTCGTCCACTCGCTTGGCTTGCTTCGTTTCCTTGTACTCTGCCGCTGCACGCTTCAACTGCTTCAACGCTGCTTGTTCGTGAGCCTCAAGCGGAAACGCTGCTTTAACCTCAACCTGTTCCGCAACGCGAATCGCTGCGTTAATCAATTCAATCTTCGCTTGTGCGTGGTCCATCATGTTCCGACTCTCCAACTGGAAAAACCAATGACAATTCCCGACCGTCAGACAACTCAACGCGAATTGCCTTCAATGCTTCCGGCCCACCGTCTAACGCTTCGTTCAACCGCGTTAGGAATATCTCCTCGCCGCCGTTGTCCGATTCCATGTACAAATGCTGAACGCGACCTGTTGACGGGCATCGCGTTTTGCTTGGTGCTCCGAATCTCATAATCACTCCTTAAAAGCAGGCGAACAAAGGATTCAACCCAAGCCGCCGAAAATGCGTTTTTGCAATGGAAACCCAACCACGGCGGCTGGGTTAATCCAATCGTTCGTCGTACCTAAAAAACCGCACCGTAACGCGACGACTGTTACAATGCAAAAACTGCGTTCACACCCTAACCACCGTCACGACGACTTTTTCGTCCGACTTGTTTTTAACCTTCGTTTGCTTGAACAGCACTTCGACGACTTCTTTCGTCGAGTCGTCTGCGATGACGTTGGCGTGTACCAATCCATCGAGGAGGGCTTTGCCGCTAACCCCGTCAACGTCACACAATCGGCATCGGTACGAATGGATTCGAATACTAACTGGTGAATCGAATGCCGGACCTTTGCCCGCTTGAATCGATTCATTGCCAGCAGTGCGTTCCAAGTTGGCAGTTTGCCGGGTAGCACAATCGTCAAGGATTTTAGCCGTTCCATAGTAGCCTTTCTTATTTGTTGCCATTGAGTAGTACCTTCCGTGATTCAGTAAGTCAATAATTAAACAAACACTTCTATTACTTATTACTTAAGTCCTTATTTCCTTTTGTCCTGAGATGTTCCTCCTTCCTTTTAGGGAGTCTCTATAGGGGAGTCTTTACCTCTCTTAGTCTCTATGTACGGACAAAAGGAAGTTTGTTTTTCACCCTATGTTTTCGTTGGTCTTTCGTAGTACTTTCGTGGTCTCCCACCAGTTTTGTCCAGACGAACGTGCAATCCAAGTTCCTGAGCTGCAGATGCGAAATCGCCGGACGAAAGGTCTCTGGCGGCTCGAATTAGGTCTCTGACGTTGACTGGTCCTTGCTCAACCGCTTTGGCTAAAATCGCCTTCGCCTTCAGCTTGCCGGAGTCGATGGTGTTTTGTTCGATAAGCTCGCAAGCGATCCGAGCCAGCCAATTGGCAAGCTTAATGCCCCAGTTTACATCTTGGATCTCGACCAAGACGAAAGCGAACTCGGTGGTAGCTGGAGTTGTCTCCATCCGGCTCATGCGGTGGATCAAGGCGTACTTCATGGCACGAGCTGCAACCCTCCCCCACACTGCAGCACGACTGGAGGATTCCCCATCCATCTTTTCATCGATGGCGTTCTCGTGCTGGTCCCATCTTTCGCTAGCGTCGAAACTCATTTGGATGGTTTTGGTCTCTGGAAACTGTGCGCCAAGATTCCCGCCTGGTGTGAAATCAACCCAAGCTTTAACTGCAGAAACAAGATCCTCGTTCGGCTTCACGATCGACTTTCGCTTCTTGCGTTTCGGTCTTTCTTGAACCGGCCAGAACGCAATCCGTCCAATCAGTCCGTCTGAAACCTGCTCAGTACTGACATGGGAGAACACCGTCGAACCTGTTGACAATCCAAGAAGCACCAGATGCGGATTGATTATCTTGTTGCGTACACCATCCGAATGGGCAGCACCTCCATAGGTTGAATTGGCTTTCCCGTAAAGCGTCAGCAGATTGGTTCCAATGTCTTTAAGGTGCTTGTTCCCTTTCTTGTCCAGAATCGCCTGTAGCGTCTTTCCGAACTCGTCACAAACCCAAATCCCGCAAGGTTGTTTGGCGACTGCGTGAATCAATCCATTGCCGCTCTGCACGTTCGGAGGAAGCAGGAATTGTCCTGCAGGGTCTGCAGCGTCAAGGATCTTCGAGACAGTCGATTCGCAGGCTTCCTTTCCGCTGGATGTCTGGGCGATAATCAGGTTGTAGTCGTTCGTTCTTAAGTCCGTATGGGAGGCAACCTTCCTGCCCATGATCGTTTCGCAAATCGAAAGCGACACCGCCAGCCCCATGATGTTGCTGGACCTGATTGAATTGTCCAAGTAGTAGTCGAAAATCTTCCTGAGCAATCCATCGTCTGGCACCATCGCTAGGCAAAAATCTTCGTCGTTGTCGGTGTTCTCGTTGGCGTTCTCTTGCGACTTGTTCGCCCAAAGCTGATTCATGATCCTAGACAAATCAACTTCATCGACTGCAGTCATGTCGTGGTAGTCGCTGAACTCCAAAGGTCCGACTGCATCGCGTAAACTTTCCCAGGAACCCATTCCGCAAGACTGGTGGAAACAATGGCCACCAAGCTTGCCGGTCGCTTCCTGAGTCACGCAGCAATCTTTCACAGCGTCCTTTGTCGTGTGGCGATCCTTGCAAGGACAGTCGATGTACCAGCGGGTGACGCCCTCAACCTCGTCGCGGCCGATGATCGAAACACCGTGCTTGCTAAGCCATTTTGGAACGTCTAGCGTTTCGCCATCGCTGTAACTTGGTGACGAATCCGAAATCGGCTGGAACTCTTTCCGCTTGTGGTTTGCGTCGTAGGCTTCGTGGATCTTATCCATCGCTGGAAACTCAGCCACCGGAGTCGTCGGATCCACAACCCACTCCCGCCCACCACTCGGTGGAAATACCGACTGAGCTGCTTTAGCGTTGCCGGTTCGAAACTCAATCGCACCGATCTTGAACACTGCTTTATTGGGTGCAGGCCAGCCGGCCGACCATTTGAAAAGGTAGTGCTTGCCGCGAGTCGATTGAAACGTTGGAGTCGCTGGAATCGTTCCCAGCAATCGCTCCAGTTCCAAAGATGCTTCCTCGCTGTCACACTCGACATCGACGATGCCAGACTTGCTACCAAGTTGGACACCAATTCCATCGCCGATGGTCGCCAGCACTTCTGCCGCTTCCTGGTCGTCGGTCGTCTTGAATTGCCAGCCATCGCCCCCGGCTGGAACTTTACCCTTGACTGGCAGCACGTGCCATCCGAGTGAAGCGTAAAGTTTTGCTGCTTGTTGTACTTCCATGAGATTGATTTCGTTTTCAGTTGGCTTGTTGTAGTATTCCGGTCAAGTCTACTTTTTCTTTTCCGTGTGCCTTGTCATGGCAAATCCAGCAAACCGAAATCAGGTCGAAAGCAAGTTCGTTACCAAGTCGGTCGTATGTCAAATGATGAACATGGTCTGCCTTGCGTTTTAAGCACCCTTGGCAAATCCACTTGTCGCGTTCTAGAATCACAAGACGACGCTTCTTCCACAAATCGGATTCGATATACGCTTCGTACTTTTTTCGTCGTGCATCCATCTTGTTTTGGATGTCAGCAGATTGGTTGTCTCGCACCTTTTGAAAATGGTCGCTAATGCTTTGTCGATGCTGTTGCTTGATTGACTCATCAAACTCAACAAGAGATTCCTCGGATACTTCGCTTTTTTTCTTTGAAAAGAAGGTTCCGCATATCTGGCACTGTTCGCCATAGTGTTTGGTTCCGTTCGCAAAAACACGAAATACCTGCTTTCGAGATTCACATTTACATTCGTTCAAAATGGCATCTCCTCTTCCTCAGTAACAACTAACAAACTCGAATCCGGTATCTCTTCAATCTCAGCCCCAGTGATTCGCCAGAACCTACCTTCACGCACTGCCGTAATCGAACGCGGTACAGCGACCACTCCAGCGACCTGCAACGCATCATCAACGCTCGTGGGTGGCTCCAGTTCGCATCTGGCCGCCCACCATCCCTCAGCCTTGCGTCGTGCGAATCCTGAATGCTCCAAGCAAACCCATTCCGAAATCATCGGTTCTAGGTTGCCTTCGCCAGTCAGGTGGTAATCGACTCGCAAACTTGGCGTCTTGCCTTCCTTTTCGTGCTTGTAGTACCTCACCATACTGACTTGAAACACTTCAGGCTCGCTAATGATTTGCGCCACCGTATCGGCTTTTTCTTCGTGCGTTGGCACTCGAACCGAGAACCGGAAGCCGCACTCGCAGGACTGCTTTCGACTTGGAACTACTAGCTGGCAATTTGGACACTCTTTGCCCTCGTCGTCGGCTGGTAGCGATTCTCCCTTTGGCGATCGCGGCTTGCCGAAGTCGATTGCATCAATCGGACCATGTCGCTTGATGTTCTCGCCAAAGTCCAGAACCAAGCAATCTTGCTTGGAAACATGGGTTCGAAGTCCACGGCCAACGATCTGAGCAAACAACCCTGGCGATGCAGTTGCTCGCAGGATCGCTATGGCATCGACGCAAGGAGCATCGAATCCGGTAGTCAGCACATCGACATTAACCAAAACACGAATGCTCTGAGACACGAACCCCGCCAGTATCGAAGCACGTTCTAAAGGAGTCGTGCCACCCTCCACCATCTCAACCATGTCGTCAGTCAGCGTCCGAAGCGTTGAAACAACACCTTCAGCATGCTTGACCGACGAACAAAAAACCATGATCGAACGCCGACCAACGCAAGCCTGAAGGACTTCCTTGCAGGCTTCCGCTGTAGCCATCCCGCCAAACAACGCATCGACTTCCTTCGTGATAAACTCTCCATACCGCAAGTGGAGTGACGAGGTGTCAACCTGTCCCACCGCTGGCTTGTTTGTCACCCTGCACAAATACCCCTCTTCCATGAGTTGCTTAATTGGCGCGTTGTAAACCAACTTCTGAAAAACCCCATCAGCCTTGCACAATGCACCTTCACCCGTCCGGTATGGCGTTGCAGTCAATCCAACGAATCGAATCGTCGGGTTGATTGTCCGCATATCGTTCAGGAACGTCTGGTACATCGACTCATCCGATGGTGAACACAAATGAGCTTCGTCAATCAAAATCAGGTTCCGAACGTCGAACAAGGAAGCCTTGTTGTAAACGCTCTGGATACCACAAAGCACGATGTCCTCTTTGGTCGCGTACCGCCGAAGTCCTGCCGAGTATTCCCCGACAGGAATCGAGATCAGTTTGCGCACCTTGTCAGCGTTCTGCGAAATCAGTTCCTTCCGATGCTGAAGAACCAGAACACGACCGCCAAAGTCCGTAATGGCGCGTCGTGCTAGTTCTGCAATTACGAGGCTCTTGCCCGACCCTGTAGGCAAGCAAACAATCGGATTGCCTGCTTGCGTGCAAAGGTGGTTGTAGACAGCCTCGACAGCCTCTTGCTGATACCAACGCAGTTCCATTTTGCTACCAAGGTGCCTTGCTAGTGGTAGTTGCAGAAACAGTCTCACCCGCCGCCACAACAGGACCAGCCGAGCGAGGCTTAAACGACTTGATTCGATTTTCCATCTCGCCGCTGTAGTCGCTTTTCTTTGTCGTCAACGAAATGCGAAAAGTCTTGTTGTGCAGCTCGCTCGAATCGTTCGGAGTCAACACGTTCACCGCACGACAGATTGCCGACAGGGTTCCTTTGGCAATCGTCACCGCTGTATCGTTCTTGTTGACTAGGTTCAACTTCTCGAACAGCTTGCGGTTCTGATACTGTCCACCAACAATTTGAATCTCCAGATTCAAGTATTGGCCGGTACCGTCCTTCGTCGCCTTCATCTCGCTGTTGACAATGCAAGCCTCGTAATCACCAGCAGGAATCACGCCGAAATCGTTGGGCTCCACTTTGCTTGCATCAAATCCAGATAAATTTGCCATCTCTAATTAACTCCAAAACTAAAAGGGGGAATCACTCAAATCGACAGGCTCAGCAACCGCAAGGGCTTCGCCTTTACTTGTTCCGTTCTTGACGACGCCTGCGATGTTGCCAGCAGGCTTTTCTTGCGTTGACGCAGGAACAGCGACCGTTTGCTTCGAAACGATTGGCAGATACCTTTGCAAGTCTGCAAAGCTGGAAATCTCATCCACCATCCCAAGACGGTTCTTCGCTTCGACAGTTGCCGACTTGTTGCAGACGATAACTCGCTCCTTGCCACCGATCGCGATAGCTCGCTTGTTGCCGAATCCTTCGTCCATCTGGCGGGTTAGCGTGCGATACCGAACAAACAGAACCTCGTCGCACCATTCGGTGACGCATCCGCTTCCTTTGATGTGAAGAGCTGGCTTCCAATAGTTGTAAGAGTCGCCATCAGGATTCGTAAACTTCTCGATCTGCTCGTGGCAGGTAAAGACAATGTGCCTTCCTTGTTGCCAAAGATAGGACAACCCATCGAACAAAGACTTCCATTGCTGTTCGACTGCTTGGTAGCCTTTGCCAAACCCGATGTCGTCAATCGTCTTTTTGCCTGCCTTCTGAGCGACGTCAGCAAAAATCAGTTTCTCCAACCAGTCAACCGTATCGATAACGATTGTCTCGTAATCCGTCTCGCTGGCACCAATCATGCAACCCATGAAGTCGGTGATCGACCGAATCACTTCGGTTGAGTCAACGTCCAGATCGCCAATGCCATCCTCGATGTTGAGAAACAGAGGCTTCGGAAACTTCGCTGCAAGCGAGGACTTTCCAACTCCGTTTTCGCCATAGATCAGAATGCGACGTGCGCGATTCCTTTTTCCCTTGTTGATATGCAACACAATCAAACCCCTAAAAACAAAACCTACAAACAAACCCCAAAGGCAAGAGCGAGAATCGAACTCGCTCGAAAACCGTTTTGCCTGTTAAGCAGATAGCCTTTTCCTTTTTTTCTTCGCCTTAACGCTTTTTGCCTTACGCTCCTTGCGTCCCACCATCGCAAATTCGATCATGGCGTTGTGCATATCGATGGTTCCAGAAACTCGCTCGTCCCCTGGATGGTTTAGTTCTTCGCCTCGCAGCAATCGAGCTGCGTACAATTCGATCTTTTCGATTGAGCCAGGTCTGGCTCCTGTCGGTAGAGGCATGCGAGAAGGCACGAAGTCGCTGTCGTTACCTTTCGACAATATGCAACCAAAGGAACTGTCGTCGTCGATCTTTGCACCCGCCGCATAGATCAACTTTGCTTGTTCGCGTTTGATGAATTTGCAATGGACTACCTTATGCATTTGCTGCCTCTCTTTCTCTGACAGACTGAAGAAACTCGCTTCTTGTTAGCATTCGCAAGTCAACACAGTTTCCGTACTGAAAGCCTTCCATCTCTTCCATGATTTCCCCGACTACCAACTCAGGATGTTCAGTGGCTCTTTCGAAAAAAAGCGTCACTGAGTCGCCAAAGTAGCCTCGGATGCGAGCTTCCGAATACGGGTTGCTGTAGAACCCGTGAAGACTTGGGGCACAGCCCGTGCGCTTACTCATAATCACCTTGACATAAACGATTCTTTTCACTTGCCTTTTTCCCTTCTCTCATCAGCTTCCTTGACTTCGCTTCTCAAGATCGGCACCGACGGGTGCGCGTGAAAAGCCAGTCTTACTTTGTTACCTTTGATAGAAACGATCTCAACGCAAACATCGTTTCCCACCCAGACACGTTCGCCGCTTTTGCGACCTAATACTAAAGCCATCCTTGCATCTCCTTAGAAAACATCCGTTGTAAAATCCCCATCCATGAAGCCAGCCCTATTTGTTCCATCGAATAGTCGATTCCGTCCGCTGGTTGCGTCCGTGTGTTAAGCAGGGATCAATCCCTTGTTTCGTTGTTCTCGCTTAGCAAGAAGCGGTCGAAGATCGTGCTCGTATTCACGCTCAAGTTCTTGTTGCAGGCTTGCTTCAAGATGCTCGCAATAGTTCTTTGCCGATGACAAATCTATAAACTGATCATCTTCAGGAGTGCGACGACCATCTACCATCTGATAGTCCGAGCAATCGACCGTAAAAAGCCCGTGACGGTTACAGTAGATTTCCCAATAACAAACGGCATCAGGTTCGCTTTCGTAAAAGCTGATTGCTTGCCACTTGAGCTGATCGACTTCGCCTGAATCGTCGATTGGGACGAATTGGAATGTTAGTACGCTACTCATCGCTTTTCCCTTTCGTCCATCATTGCGTCTGCTTGTTGGTACGACATTACCGCCACTTCACTTTCACCATAGTTAAGGTGAACGTCTTCAAGCGAAAGCATCGCGGTCATCGCTTGGCCAGCAAACCAATCTCTTAAACTCATTCCTTTCATGTCTGCCGCTGTCTGTCCAATGGCAACAGGAAATGCTGTTTCGTCGTCGTTGTTTTTCATCGTGCCACCATCTCCCCAGCTTCGTTGCGAACCATGCCGTTTAAGATGCCTTCAACCCAGCGCGAGTAGTTGTCGTGGATAAACTCGTCGTCTGCCAATCGCATGATAAGAAGCTTTTCTCGATGTTCAGCAAAGAAGACTCGATACAAATTGTGACCAAGTATGAAATCAATCACGTTCTCATCGAAGCCATCAAACTTAACCCGATTGCCACCAAACTTTGCGACAATCAAATTGACGATTTCGTGCGTGTTCATATGCTTACCGCTCCTGTTAATCCAATGCTACTAACAGTGCCGTAGCCGTAGCCGTTGCCGTTGCCGTAGCCGTAGCCGTAGCCGTTGCCGTAGCCGTAGCCGTAGCCGTTGCCGTTGCCGTTGCCGTTGCCGTTGCCGTAGCCGTAGCCGTAGCCGTTGCCGTTGCCGTCGCCGTAGCCGTAGCCGTCGCCGTTGCCGTTGCCGTTGCCGTTGCCGTAGCCGTAGCCGTAGCCGTTGCCGTTGCCGTTGCCGTCGCCGTAGCCGTAGCCGTCGCCGTTGCCGTTGCCGTTGCAGATTGGCTTAAAGGTAGTTTTCATTAGATCCCCCAGTCTGCATCAACAGGGACGCAAAACACTTCTGCCGACTGTGGTATCTCAACTGGTCGCGTCATTGCTTTTAGTGTGACCTTGCTAGACTTAGGATCAGCGACCATTCCGCCAAATCCAATAGACTCCCACCGAAAAACATGCACTGCGCGCGTTAAGTAGATTCGCCCGTTCTCACGCCAAATATCACCAGCGAAGATCCAGCCGCGATCAACAACCACAATGGCTCGCTCGCACTTCGGATAATTTGCTTTTTCTACAAACTCAACGCCATCAACAACAATCGTCTTCATGAAAATAAATCCTTAAATAGTTGGTAATTCAAAGAACTTCGCCAGATCGCTCGTAAAGTGATCCAGCACAATGTCCAAACTCATCTGCACCCGTGCTGCAAGATACGACAGCTCAACCTTCGCAAACTTGCGACCGTCCACGCTTCGAACACACACGACAAGAGCATGCGTGTCGTCGACTAGCAAATACCGATGCCCGTGAAGCAAGTCGTCTTTGGCGACCTCAATTAGCGATTGAGACGCCCGTTCTAAAATGACCATAGATAATTCCAATCTGATGCAATCCGTGACCAAATCTTGGCCTGCACCTAAGTTCCCAAAAATTGTTAGCAACGCTGCCAACTGCCCCATGCCTGAACTGTATCGACATGCAAACTATTTTGCAATAGTAGTTCTCAAAGATTTTCCAAAATCGGGGTTTCCAGCCTTCTTTTTCCAGGCTTTTTTAATTGCGTTGACCTGCGGTTTGGTTAGTAAAATGCAGTTTCCAAACCGTCTCGTGTAGCCAAGTCTAGCAGCCCAGCGGGAGATTGTGGCGACTGAGCAACCGATTTCTTTTGCAGCTTGTGTAGAGGTAATCATGTCAACAGTGTACGCTAGTGCAATCAATTTTGCAATTCCGTAAACTACTTCCTTTTCTTACCCCATCGAGCCGCCGCACCAGCCGCGCCCTGCTCACCAAAATTCCGCTGCCCTAGCTCGACAACTGGAGCTTCAACGCCTAGCTTTTGTGCCACAGCATCGCGTATCCACTCGCTTGGAGTTTCACCTTCTGCGAGGTCTGCTGCGATCAGTGGACCTAGACCACAGAGCCGAACGTCTACGTTATCTGGAAATCCCACAAATTAGATCACTTCCCAACCGAACGGAACTCTCCGCAGTATGGTTGAATAAAGGTAAGCCGGATGGCTCTCGCACTCCGCGAAAGTTCCGACGATACAAAAGCCGCGATTCCATTCGAGCCTGAACATTTTGAATCCTTGCCGGTCTTGCCGGTCTGGTGGATGGGGGTGGGGGGGATGCTATTCTTGGTCGATAGCTTGATTCACTTTTGCAAGCAACAGGACGCCATCTGCTTCGTCGTTGCATTCAACGCAGGTCCAATCAGCTCGTTCGATTTCGATGCTTGCTCCGTTCCAGTTGCAATCGTGGTTCAGCGTCTTTTCGACGACTGCTTCGATTCTTGCGATTGCTGAGTCACTTACGTTGTATGATACTTTGATTGTTGTCATTTTTTCGTTTCCTTGTTAGATGGTGTTGTGGTGCTGAGACTACTCGCCTCTCTCATCTTTGTTAGCTCTGACATACGCAAACGCCAACAGTCGCATGGCTAGAAACAGTTCAATTGTGTGCGAGTGTCTCGGCAATGGATTGCATGCGTACAACCCGCTTTCTATTTTGTCGCAATCTGTCTTGTGTTGCGACACAATTAAAATTGCTTCGTTTAGTTCCATTTTACGCTGCTGCTTTCGTACCAAACATTTTTGTGACTTTCGCGTGTTGCTTTTCGTATCCAATCCACAGGATTGACTTTAGGTCTGAACACCACAGGTAGTTTTTGATGTCTTTTGCGCACGATGTTCCAACCCATGTTCCGATTTCCGACAGAACCAATTTGCGGTGGAATCGTCCGCAGCAATCGCAAGCCTTTTCTCCTGTCGCTGGAATTACGTCAGTTGTTTTTGCCATGATTAATTTCCTTGTTTTGTTGCTTGCGTTTCCGACTACATGAGTAACTATAGCTAGTGTCGGACGATTGGCAAGAGCAGCTAGAACATTTTTCGAAACTATTTTTCGATGAGCCGGATTCGGTCGTCTGGGTGAACCCTGCGTTGATCGTCTCGCTCCGGGTCCGTCTGCGTCCAGCTTTCCCGAAACATCCGAGACACAACCTCTCTGGGCTTGCCAGAATCAAGCCAGGTGACGCGATAGACACCCGATGTACTTCTTACAGGATACTTGCCTTGCACATCGCATAGGGTCCAAGATGCCACCTCATATCGAAATGTGGCGGGGTTTTGTCGCCAGACAATGAGCTGGTCGTAAACGTGGCAACCTTGCGTATCGTAGTGGTGATTTAGTTCTAGCAGGTCGGCGTGCTCGGAGCGGGTGAAAGGTTGCGTTAGACTGGCGAGCAAAAGAAAGATCATTGGTATCGATCCGCCAGTTCTAGCAACCACTTCATGCGATCTTCTCGAACTGCTCCGTTTAGATGGATTGCGTATGCGGCATCAAGTCCTTCTTGCCAGTCTTTTCGTATCCAACCCCAGTTGTAGCGGTCGTCCAGCCAAGTCGTCTGATTCGGTGGTAACTGCGTTGCAAGCACGAACTGATCTACACACCAATCCTCGGCCATT